CAAGATAGTTTGAAAAATTTATTGCCCAATTTGATACTTCACCAGCCATTATAAACTCCGTAAATATTTTACAAAGTTATTTAACGTTATTGGTGCGCCTTCTTGGTTTGCTGCATATTCAATCATTGGTAAGTATTGTGTTAATCTTTGTAAGTCTTGTTTACGTGGGCTGTCAGGTCTGCCTGATGCAATGTTTAAACCAACTTCTGTTGGTCCTGGTCCTTCACCGAAAGGCATTCCAACTTCTGGTGCCTCGTTTGGTCTTTCAGTTGGTGCTGTGATTGGTGTTAGTTGTGAAAAAATTGATGGGTTAGATTGTTGTGGTGTGCCTTGTTTAACTTTACCTGCCATTGGGGCAGACTGTTGTTGTTCTAAGTTTGCTTTACCTTCACCATATTTTCCACCAGCATAGTAACGCATTGCTTGTTTGGAAGGGTTTTGGTCTGTTCTTTTAGATTGATTGCCAACACCTGATACAACTTCTTTAGCCATTTATTGTCCTAGTTGTGAAAGTAGTTCTTGTAATCCTGCTGGTGCTTGCTGTGGTTGTGGGGCCTCTGAGGCGGTTTGACCAGGAGCAGGAGGGACGGCTTGCTCAACTGGCGCCATTGGAGGTACCTCAGAGGCAACTTGTGGAGTGGGTGCTGGAGTAGGAGCAGGTGCAAATACTTCGCTAACTGCTGTTTCTATTGCAGTACCTTTTTGGCGTGCTTTAATAACTGCAGCCATTTTCATTGCTAACTCTGAAGGGTCTTGTCCTTGTGCTGTCATTTGAGGTATTGCTTGAGCAAGTTGTGACATTGCTGTGTTTAAGTTGTCGCGCATACGTTGAACATCTATTTGTTGTTGTTCACCTGTTACGTTCATTGACCAAGGTAGTTCGCGCATAACAAAATCTCTTGATACTAGGTCTGCACCTAATGCTTGTAGTGAGAATATTAGGGCACGAGATGGGTCAAGTCCTGACATTAGGCCGTAACGTACCTGAATACTGTAGTCACCATTAATATCTTTACGTGAATCGTAGTCTATTTCGAACTTTGCACCACCAGATGTGGCTGAAATCTTTTTAGTACCAGGGAATAGTCTTTCATCCATCTTGAAACACAGTTGCATAAAGTCTTCAAATGCGTCTGAAAGGATTTGTTGCCCTGTTTTTACCTGTGTGTCAAATGCACCAAGTAATGCTTGTACACCTTGACCTGTGATAACAGATGCGTCAATGTTTCCTGAGCGTCCTTCAGGGTATCTTGCACCCATTCGCATTTCTTGTTGCAGTAATGCTGCTTCAGTGAACGCAGCAGGTGGAACCTCTAAGCCTACACGGCGAATGTTCTGCGGTTGAGCAGTTCTAAGTATTGCATCAGGCCCAAAAGCGAACTCTTGGACATCATTTGGTACAGCAAGTGGTGCGTTGATTGATTTCTCTGCAGCATCCATTGCCAATTGTGCGAAACGTGCGCGTGCGATTTGTACCCATAGTACATCATCGAATTGTCCGCGTGGTTCGTCATCAATTCCTGGTCTTCTTGCAATACGCACCATGACTTCACCCATTGGGTTGTCACTTTGTGCTAAAATTAGGTTACCTCTGTTGGGTAAGTATAATAAAATTGTGTGTTTGTCTTCGTAACGAATCATTTCTAGTTCACCGTAAAGGTCAACTTCGTCTATTCTGTATCCGTTAAGGATTTGTCTTTCGTATTCTGGGAATTCTGCTAGTAGTTCTGCAATAATTTTTCTGTAACGTTTAGTGTATGAGACTACTCTGCCGTATCTGTCGTACTCTGGGTATGAACCTACAGGGTTTTCCACACGGATACGTGGCATGTTGGCTTCTTGGTCTGCTTCAACAACGATTGGTAGGAAACCGTAGGTGCCGTACCAGTCTGCGCCTTGGTACATTTGTGTTTGTAGGCGTGAGAATTGTACATAGTTGTTTGCGATAAGTGTTTTTGTGTCAGCAAATTTTTTGGCACGGTCACTAATGTTGGCTGATGTGCAGTTAAATGATGGTAAAGGTGCAAGTACTTCGGAAACGTCGCGTGCTGCAACGTCAACAAAGTTGGCAATCATTGCCTTTGTTGCACCTTCAGGGAACATTTCTGGGAACACGTTAACAAGGTTGCCTCGGCGTACTTCTAAAACGTCACCCATGCGTGCATCGCGTGATGCGTTGCGTCGTTTTAGTGCCTCGACTTTGTTTGCTATTTGTGTTATGTTTAATGACACTACTTTTTACCTCTTAATTTTTGATTTCTTTTAAAGTCAAGATTGCTTTCGCCTCTAGGACCTAATCTGTTTTTACCTTGTTCAGCCCTAAGAATGTCTTGTCGAATTCTTTCAGTATTTTTTAAAGGTGTATTAGAGTTAGTTACTTTTTTTTTACTATTTTGCGAACGTTTTTAGATTGCACAGGTCCAGTGTAAGTCATTGGTCTGCCGTTTTGTGTGCCAGATAACTTTTGGTTACCTAAAGCCTTTTTCATTTTAGTCAAACCTTTAGCATCTTTGATACCAGTTGCTTTACGTTTATTAATAAATTGTACGGTTTTTTTAACAGCACCTCGTGCGGCTTTTCTTCCAGCAACACCAGCAATAGCACCAATTATTGGTGGAATGATGGGTACTATCTTTGGTGAAGTTTTCTTTTTAGGTTTCATTGCCATATTGTTTTCCTTTAACTGTAGTATATTTCTTGCTGTTGTTCAGCGAATGCTTCATCTAAATCTATAACATATCTTGTACTCAACTGTTTAGTTGAATGCCATCTGGATTGCATGTACTTTTGACCTGAGTTGTTTCTTTCAACCCATTCCCTTGTCACAATTTCACAGAACCATAGGGCCATTATCATGTCGAATGGTTGACCTTTTCTCATATCTGGTTTCCAGACAATGAGTTGGTTTATTAGGGCTTTGATTCCTTCACTGCTTGCAGTGGAAGGTAAGTCTATGAGGTTGGAGTTTCTAACGAACTTGTTTTCGCTAGCCGTTCCAAAAAGCGGAGCCATCGATGCAACGCCAAAATCGACGTCCCATTTGTTGTTACCAGTGAAGTGCTCACGAAAAACGATTCCACGAGAAGCAAGAAAATCACGTATCGCTTCGTCTTTCGTAAGGAATAACTGAAACGCATTCTTCTCCACAACAATCACGTTAGGTTGATATTTGATTGCCCAGTCTTCAATCAGGTCTCTAATTTTTGCTGGGGTTGGTTCGGTCATGTTTACTGCGTCAAGAATGAAACGTTGTTTTGTTTCAACATCTACAGCAACTATGACGGCTGCTGTCGCACCAGACATTGCAGGGTCCATGCCCATGACAATGCGGAAGTTTCCTTTAATAGGATGACCAGGTAAACCTAAACGTATGGCACCTGTTTTACGCATACCGTTAACTGAACCTTGTACACATACAGGTGGGAATATGGAATCTTGTTCAACATCTTGTTGCTGGTATACCATAGCCCATGTTGAGGGTGTGACTTCTGAGCGACGTTGGTAAAGCGCAGGACCATCCCACTTAGGATATAATCCGTCAGAATCAGGTGTGGTGTCCTCGTCACCGTCCCAAGGACGGTCGCTTCGAGACCAGAGCGTTACCCAGTCGTCACACTTATCCGCAATCTCTAGAACTGCTGGCATAGCCAAATAGGTGAAAGGGGTTTTGCCCCCAGACCAATGTTCAGGGTTACGGAGTTCGCGGTACAAATCGTTTGATGCAATACGTGTTCCTACTATAAGTAGTTTACCGTTTTTTCCAAGACGTGTGATAACTTCTTGTTGCAACCATTTGATTTGTTTTTCCCACTCGTGCGCGTTGGCACCAGTGATAACATCATCAAGAATAATTAGGTCGGCGCGTGCACCGTAAATTTGTCCACCCATACCCAAGGCTTGAATGGTAGGGTCTTTCTCGGAAGAGTCCCTGGCCTCAGCACCAAGGTACACTGTGTCAGTGCGCCAAGTGTCAGCGTCTTCTTCCCAACCACCATCAGGACCGTACATGGCTTGCAGTTTTTGCCAACGAGGGTGGGATAGTCTTTGCTTAATGGCGTACACAAACTCTCGTGCTTTATACAAAGTCTTAGACACAATGATGATACGAATGTTAGGATTAAGCGCAATCCTGTAAGTTGAATAATTAATTGTTACAGTAGTGGACTTGGCATGCTCAGGGGCAATGTTAATAAGTACCCTGTTTGGGGAGGCAGACTCATACACCATAGCCTCATGCAACCAGGCAGGCTCACCCTTTTCCAACAAAGAAATAAAGTTCTCTTGGTGGGGGAAAACTTTCATACCCAAATACTGTTCAGAGAAGTCTTTAAAGTTTATGTCAAATTTTTCTGCAGACTTCTTACCTGACCGTACCTCATCCCTAGAGATACGTGCATCATCCAAAAGTTCGCGAAATTTTTTGTCAGTCTTAGTCCAATACTTGACCGTATCAGCCTTAACCCCAGCCACCTTCGATGCATCAGCCACCGTCATACCCGACCCTAAAGCCTTAAGGAAATCATCCTTATGCTGGGCACTCACAGCCTTAGTATGATGCGCATCACCAAGTCTAGCAGACATAAACCACCACTAATATAATATTATATAAGGAAATTGCAACAAGCAATTTCCATTAAACACTACCCCATTCGCCATGAGCCCAGCGAATGTAATAAAAAAAAACCCTTACACTATATCTAACCTGTTAGCACACCAAAACCTAACACATTTTAAAGTAACAATTTTATAACAACTACATAACTGCAGGTCAAACAACCACAAAAAGTTAAAGGGGCGATGAACAGCCCCCTCGTATCATCAAATATTAGCACTCTGGGGTCTTGTTGCTTGTATCGTGGGGCATTAGGGAAAATAAAAAGTTATCTAAACAACTGCTACCAGTGATTGGCTTGCTAATCTCGTACATATTTTGTGTTGGCCTTGTGGGTTATTTTGGCAGGTCAGGCCGTAAATGGATCAAGCTAAATGAGGGTAGTGGAAAGGGTAATTGTGGGTAGGTTGTGCGTCTTCGGGTTTTTGGTTTTGGGTTTTCTGTCAGCTTAAAATTCTTAGTTTTGAAAGCTTTTGATTCTGAGGGCGCGCGCTCGTAGTGGGGTGGGTGGCGCGTGGTCGGTTTCTAGTAGAAACTGCCCTATCGACTTTAAGGGGGGTCATCGGGTATAGTCGTACTTATGAGCGACTTAGTGTTATGCCATCGGATAGGTGCCCCATTAGTGGGGCATTTATCGGGTGAAACTATTCGCCCATTACAGAAGAGAGAAAGCATGTCGAATACAGATATACAAGTGCCTGAAATAACTCATGAACTAATTGTGAAATTAGTTAGTGAATTAGAGAATGGCTTGGCTCATGTTGCGCTTACCACAGACGCAACTAAGGCAGACATTAAGAAACTGAAGGACACGAATCGTCAGGTTTCTAAGTCTGTTTATGGTCGCGTCCATCAGGTTTCTTACATGGTGAACATGGCACTACAGAAAGGCATTACCACGAATAAGAAAGTTAGTGATGATAGTGGCGTATCGACTAGCACAATTAGTCGTTATGACTGGATAGGCTCCACCCTTTCAGTCGTGGCCATGTCTGAAACTGGACTTACCAAAAGCGCTGAGAAACTTGCAGCCAAGTCCTTGAACTTACTTATTCAAGGCGTCTTGAAGAAAGACGACATGTTGAACATCAAGGACGTGGAGAGTTGGAAAGAACTTATTATCGATAAGACTTTCAAGGCTCCAAGCGCCCCCAAGTTGGACACAGTTATAGACGCGCTAATGAACGGCGCCTATGACGCAGAATTATCACGCATTGAAACCAGTGTTTCAACTCGTAGAAAGATGATGGTTAAGGCATAACTAACCATTATTCGAGAATATTCCCTCACGATTATGTCGTGGGGGATATTTTTTTTGACCTAGTTTCTAATAGAAACTCAATCCAAAGCTTTAACTATTGTTTTTCCAATTTTTTGAACCTGTTGTTGCTCGTTGTTGATATTGTAAACCTGTTGCTGTTCGTTGTTGTTATTGGTTTCTAATAGAAATTGAAGCATTGATTTTGGGGTACCCCTCATGGTATACTTGTAGTATCAAGTGAGAGGTGGGTGATTAACATGAGCGAACTATTAGTTAAACAATTAACCAATATCATTA